GACACCGGTTATTATGGTAGTTACTATATGTATGTTGCAGCATTTTCTGCTGTAACGTGGGTGAATGGCGCAACTTATGTGGTAGAAGCCGGCGGCCATCCTCATGGGATGATAAATCCGTATCCCGATACGGGCGTAACGATAGTCAAGTACGATTCGGTGCCATACACTTATGATATTTATGACGAGTCATGGGTATTGAAACAAAATGGAGCGCCTTGTCTAAGCGGTTCCTCCGGATGCTATAACGGACCCAACGTTGTTATCATCGACGACAGTGTGGATAAAAACACATTGAATGGCGGTATAATATATTTCGATACCGGTACCGACGCAGCGCTTAGAACCATTCTCAAGAACAATGAGAAGGTGGTAAGTTTTATTGGTGCGGCAATAAGCGTCAAGGACACAGCGGAGCCATGGGGTGTTGTCGCGGCCCAGAACGGGCAATATTGCGTGGAGGACGCCACCGGAGAGGTCGATTATGTATTTTACGACAACGGCATTTCAGGCACGGAAGAACACCCTCTCTGGAATGAAGATGGCATAGAGAAATACATAAAAATCAATGCCCGATTCGCCAAGCACATAAATGGACGCCTGTGGCAAGGCGACATTGTTATTGATCCCGGCGGTATTGGTGAAGCCCATAGCGATTGGGGAAGTTATTCTGAGATCGGCCAGGCAGATGTAAATCCGGCAAGCAATGTCATCCGGTTTGCTGACCGTGAAGGCGGCGCCATAACCGGACTTCACGAAATGTTCGGTAATCCAGTTTTTCTGAAGAAACAGGCGATCATCACGCTTAACACAAAGCTGTATCCGGACGAACCGGCCAAGTGGAATTATGTCGAGTCGCCGCACAACATCGGTAATCTTGCCAACTTCGGCAGTATCAAGGTCAGGGACTCGGTATATGTCTGTTATTACGATGGCATTTATCAGATCACGCCGAACAACCTTGCGGCATCCGATGGCACGCCAACGGAGAAGTTGAGAATAACAGAAGCGATCTCGGACGTGTACCTTGCGCTGTCTGACGCAAAGATTGCCGCGATACAATCCGCATACGAACCCGTTAATGCCGAGATCATATTTGACTTCGACGGGGCAGTGTACGCCTTTAATACAGTTTCTAACGCATGGAGAAAGATCGACTCAGGGGTTACTATCAACTTGATGGATTATGACGAAAACGCGAAGGTCATGGTCTTCCAAAACTCTGACAATAAGGTTTACAGTTTTGCCGTCGCCGAATCGGTGGACATAAAGCTGAGAACAAAGATATTCGATTTGACGGGTGAGGACGACCGGAAAGCGTGTGTGAGAACAATTGAGGTTAATTATAAGTCCGCAACGGCCTTGACGCTTAACATCTATGCGGACGCGCCCGATGGTGAGATGAGCGGAACGAATGCGTCGGGTGCGGCATATGCAGTTAATGGCCTGCCACCGTCAAAGACAACGATAACGATGAGTACCGCCCATGGTCTTTCCGTTGGCAACAGCATCACGATTGCCGGAAGCACGGACAATTATTACAACGGTTCCCATGTTATCAAGGCCGTGACGGAACTCACGTATACGATTGAAATACTGTATGCGGCCAAAGCAAATTATGGCACATGGGTAAGAAACCCAGACGCAACCGTAGCGTTGCCGGCCCAACCAGCCGCAGCGTGTTATGATTATGGCGTCAGGCTTCAGGCAAGAAAGATTCTTATCGAAATAGACGACGCGGCCAATTCAACAACGGCCACGGAGATATACCAGATAAAAGCTTATTACGAGTGAATATTAAAAGGAGGGACTTAAAATGGATGTGAGTACTATGATAAACCTTTTGGGCGTTCGTCTCGAAGACCCTGACGAAAAGAAATTCACGCCTTCCTTCAAAACCACGGCACTGAATAACGGTCAGTTGAAGGTGGCCCAGAGATTGAACCGGAATTATCTCACCGAATTGCAATATCTGGACACCACGAAATCCCTCGGCGGCGTAGGGTATATTGCATTGAGTGGCTTGACGAAAGGTGTTCTTAACGGCGCCGAAGGAATCCTGAAGGTAAAGGTAAGCGGGACAACTGGCAAATACTGTACCCGCATCGACATCAGCGATTTAAAGGACACTCAAAACACGTATTTGCAGGGAACTGTCGAGAATCCTCTTTTTTACATCTTCAATAACCGCATATACGTTCTGCCGCTTGCGACCGTAAATATTGACGTATGGTATTTGCAGGCACCCCCATCTATGTTTTATCTGCTCAATGTTACCACGAGCGGCGAACTGCCGAATGTTAATGTTCTAATAACTACTGGCCAAGGGACAAACGAAACCGACAACGATACATATAACGGCCTTATCATGTATTCCAACGAACGTCAATCGTGGCACATTGTAACAGATTATGTGGCGGCAACAGGCCAGACAACCGTCGTTCCGGCATCGGCTGGATTCGGCGCCAACACAATATTCTTCAAGTCAAACACATACGACGGTTTTGATGTTGATGGAGTTGAATCGACACTCAACCGGGCGCTACATGAGAACATTGTCACAATGGCAGAGGCCGAAGCATGGCAGATGGACAGGAAACTTGATAGGTGGCAAGCGGCGATGAGTGCGGCAGACGCCGAGATCAAGTTGCTCAACGAAAGATATGTAGGCGCCCAGGGCATCGGAACCAAAGGCGACAACAGATAAATAAAAAGGAAGGCAAATTATGACACTCGAAGATATGGTTGATTTGCTTGGGCTGAGACTTGAGGACGCGGAAGAGAAGAAATTTACTGCCGGCTTCAAGATTCAGGCATTGAATAATGCCCAGATAAAACTTGCGAACATGCTTTTGAACCCTTATTTGACCGAACTACAGGTTCTTGCAACCAGCCAAACGGCAACAACTGGTGTTCTTGCGATCGACGACATTCTTGCTTACGATGTACTCCGCGGCTCCGAAGGCATACTCAACGTCAAAATATCGAGCGGCAAGTATTTTCACAAAATTGACCTGACCGATCTGAAGAAAACCGAAAACTCTTTTTTGAATGCGGCAACAGACAATCCGCTGTATTATGTTTTCCAGAACAGGCTTTACGTTCTTCCCACGTCGATAACGACTGTTGATGTGCTTTATCTTAAAATACCGGCACATCTTGTCAACAGCTTTACCTGTGTTGCTGTACCCGACACCCCCACCCCCTCTACTTTTATTGGCGATGACAGTCAGAGCTTGAGTGCGGTGAACGATCATTACAATAACACCGTAATATGGTCTGATGAATATTCTTCATACCATGTTGTAACGGGTTATGCGGGGGCCTCAAGGACATTTACTGTTGGACCCGGCGCAACAGACGCTTTTGGAAACAGCACATTCAAGTTCGTTACCGACGGTTTTGAAGAACTGAGAACGTCAAATGTAACAAGTGAACTGAATTCGTCATTGCATGAACTCGTTGTCTCGCTTGCCGAAGCCGAATCATGGGCCATGGACAGTGACCAGGAGCGGCGCAAGACAGCCCAAGCATCTGTTCTGGATGAGGTCCGGGCGTTGAACGCGGCATACCGCAAAGCCGATGGTATCGGAACCAAGGGTGACGAAAGAACGAACGTCCAAGCATAACCGGAGAACCGCCGTGAAGAAACTGTTTGTCGTACTCATGCTGCTCCTTGTTCCGTTTGTAGCCGAAGCGAGGATATTTGATTTCTACGTCTCGTCGGATTCGTCCGGCGTCGAATGGGATTATGCGACGGAAGTAACGGTTTACTGTATTCCATCCGACGAACCCGGCACGAAATCATTCATCGTCTGGTACAGGGAAGGTGCGGATACGGAGTACACACTTGATGGTACAATAACTGCGGATTCAACCATAATTGATCTCGGAACCGCCATGGGCGTGTATTTCTTCAAGGTGCAGCAGAAACGACAAACGGTCGAAGGCGGTTATCCGAAAACATATACAACTCCGTTTGACGAAGCCCCGATAAGAAGTGTTCGTATTGGGCTTATGAACCACGCAAACGATGATACTTTAAAACACGCACCACCTGTTACTGGCAATGCCAACAAATACTTGCAAGTCAGTGCCGATGGCACAAAGATCGAATGGGATATTGTTTCCGCTATTGCCGACACGATAGTAGGATTAAATGATTCACTTATCGTGCGCGGTACCCATATTCCAGCCAACGCAGACAGCCAAGTAACAACCAAGGGGGTAATTGCGCTCGATGGCCGCGGCTTAACGCTGTCAGAAGACGGTGGCAAGGGTATAACTGTTGTGGACGGCACAGGAGCCGTATTGGTGGATAGCACCGTTGATGGCGTTGATATAGCCGCTCATGCGGGGGATGACTCAACGAAGCATTTGCCATCCTTGGTCAGTAATGCGAATAAATATCTTGTTGTCAATGACGGGGAAACCAAAGCTCAATGGATTACAGGTACA